GTATTAGGATTTAAATTATTTTGAATAAATTGAGGATTATTTCCATTTAAAGAAGATAAAGTATTAGCAGGAATATTTGAGCTAACTCCTCCTCCTGTTAAATATCTTACGGTTAATGTAGTATTAGAAGGAGCTATACCATATGTTCCAGTATATAAAAAATTTACTGGGGAATATGCAGCTGTTAATTTATCTTTTTTAAAGGGTAAACCCAAACCTACATTATTGATATTTGGAGTTATTTCTTCTGTTGTATCATTTGGAGAACCAACTCCAAATTGAATTTGAATGTTAGTTAATGATGTAGCACGAGAAACAAATCTTTTATCAACTTTTTTTAATTTTAACATGTATGGAATATCTAACCCACTATTAGGATCATTTATATTTGTATTTTTAACACTATCTAAAACCATTTCTTGTCCTAAATGATCTACTTCATACCATTTATTTCCATCAGAATCAGTAATATCTAAAATTTTTAAAAAATTGTTAGTAGTAATGTTTATTGTGTTAAATGGTATTGGATTAGTAAAATTAAAAGTTTCTGTATTTATTGTTGCTGATATAGCATTTCGAGTTTTTTGAAGGAGAAAATATTGAGGATTACTTCCTGCTATTTGGTATACTGAGGTTATGGTTGGATCTTGAGAACTTGAGATTGAAAAATCAACTTTATCTTGAACTAAAAATGTTGTCCCATTTTGAGAAGATATTATAAAATTTTCAGGTAGTATTAAACTATAATCATAATCAGGAATATATTCACCTCCAACAAATTTTGAAGGTACTTGTTGATATATATTAATTGTAGTTTGTGAAGATATTGATAGTCTTGGTTTATATCCAAACATGTATGCTAAATCAAAAACATTTCTTGTTTGTTGAGCATATTGAAGAAAATTTTCTTGCAATTGGTTATCAAGATAAAAACTTAAAACATCTCCTACATATGCTGCTTGTTCTATAAACATCATACCCGGTGATGATGGAGAAAAATCAGTATATGTGTTAGGAAAATATGTTTTAGAATATTCTATTAATCGGTTTCTAAAATCATTAAAATCACGATTAATATATTTTATATCTCTATTTACAGCCATTTTATTATAATTGTATAGTTAAATTATCACTAATATTAGAATTAGATATTGAGTATTTTAATTGAATGGTAGTTTGGTTAATATCATCATGTCTTAAAAGATTTAAAGAATTTATTATTACATTAGGAAAATATGTTTTAATTTTAGATTCTAAATTTTTTTCTAGTACCAATAAATTATCTTCAGCTATCTGTTCAAATATAAAAGCTCGTAACCCTCCTCCAAAACCAGTATTTAAATATCTTTCTCCAGGGTTAGTTAAAAAAAAATTAATTAAATTATTTTTTATAGCATCTTTAGTAGTAAAATTAGATATAAAAACGGCAGGACCATTTAATGGTAAATTTACCCCAACGGCAACATTAGGATTTAAATCAACTGGGTTTATTTGTTGGGGGTTAAAGGGCATTATTTAGTATTAAGTAAACTCATAATTTGGTCCATTCCTAATTCACCTGCACCTAAATTACCATTTACAGGGTCTGTTGATTGGGGTTTAAATGGTTGTTGAACATCATTTGAAGTAAAGCTTAAAGCTGTTTCTCCTAATATGTCTTTATATTTTTGTCTTAAATCCATTGTTGGTTGTGTAAAAGATGGTTTAAAAGTTTCTGGTGGTTGGTTGGATTCCTTTATAATGGTTTTTGATGAACGAACAGCTTCTAAAAGAATATCTTTTAATTCTTCTTGAATAGCTTCTCTTACAGCATCTTTAATTAATTTTTTTAATCCGTCGGTTTTCATATGTTTATAAATATAAGGTTATTCTGCTTTTAAATCATTTTGTTGAATGTAAAATACTAATTCATCTATTAATATTTGGTCAATAGAAGAAAATGAATATTCTCCTTTTAACATGACTATGCCTTGTTTATTTCTAGCTATAGCTCTTCTACGCTTTAAAGAATTAGTAGTAGGTTCAGTTTCAATACCCATTTCAAATCCATTTACATTAATAACTACAGGAGATTCTTGTTGTGTTTGTTGTGTTGTTAAAGCTATCAATTCAGAAGAAATTTGTTCTTGAGATTGGTCATTATCTGGGGAACATTGTTGAATAAGGTTATCTAGTAAGTTTAAATACTGAAGTGCTGTAGCTAATGAGGATTTAAGTAAAGATAATGGTGAGTTTAAATTATTTATTTTTCCTTCATTCACCTTTATTAAATCTTTAGATGATTTAATTAAATCTCCAAATTTAATAATTACTCCTGCTGGGATCCCAATGCCTGGTGGGACTGAAGTAGGGAGGGTCATAGATGCTATGTCTAAAGTCGGAAGGAGTTTTTTAAGGGTATCAATAAATATTTCTAGTGGTTTAATAGCATTTTCAACAGATCTAATTACTTTAAGAAGATTATTTATTTGTTTTACTAATTTATTTTTACGATTAATTAATTTAGATAATTCATCTGAGGTAGGACATTTAGTTTGATTTTTTATATCTTCTATTATATCTTTTCCTTTTGACATTAGTTCATTAGCTTGAGTAATTCCAAAAGAAGAAAGTAAAGTCAATATCATAGGAATTAAGCGACTTTTAACATTAATTATTGAGTCTGTTATTTTTTTTTGAATAAAAAATGTATCTGGTTTTGATCCTTTAAGGAGATTTTTTAATTCATCAGATGTAAGTAATGATGAATTTATTTTTGCTTGTTGTAAAGAATCTTGAAGTGTTTCTAATTGGACTATTAAATTTTCTTTATGGGTACCATCTCCTTTAACTACGGGTATTTCTTTACTTTCATATCCAGGAGCTGAGATAATTATAGTAGATTTATTATCCTTTTTATTGGGAGATGAAGATGGTGGAATAAATATGTTTTCTGTTCCCATATTAATTTATTTTAATTAATTTAATTTATTAGTTTCTAAGGTTATTATTAACTTTATATACAATATTTGGGGATGATTCCGTAGAATATTTCGGATAATTATTATCTATTAAAGTAAAAATATATCCAAATTTACCTTTTTGGCTTTTAGGTAATTTAAAGGCATATGCTCCATTTAAAAAAATTAAAATTGTTGGTTTTTTTGGAATTATTTTAGTATTATTTTTATCTGTTATCTCAAAAGATATGGTATATCCTGTCCATTTATTTTGGGAATCATATACAAAAGAATAATTTTCTTCATTTAATCTTAATTCATAATAACCATTTGGAAATGAAAATTTATCTCCTAATTCAGAAACAAGTAAATCATATATATACCCTCCTTTTATATTTTTTTTTCTTTCATCTACTGGTCTAGCAGAATTAAATGGATATATATAATTTGAAGATTTATATGGATCTATTAAAGTTGGATTAGCCATATTAATTTATTTTTGCTTGAATTGGTTTACCTGTATTTGAAGCTATTACTGTTACATTAACAACTACTTTTGGAGAAACTTTATTATTTTTATTTTGAAATTCATAAATAGCATTAGTTGCTTCTGTAAAAGCTAAATGAAAACTTGCTTCTATTTTTTTTCTTTCTGATATGGTTTTTGTTTTGTAGATACTTAAATTATCTCCTACATATGATGTCCCTGATTTAAGAACATATAAATTATTTGTTATAAATTTTTTAGATTTTTCTCTCCATTCTCCAATCCCTGCAGTACTACTAAGATCTCTCATGTGATTTATAAATCCAAAAGACATACGTCCTTCTTTCTTTTCTAGAGGTAAAAATGGTTTTCCACCAACTAAAATTTGAAGAGGTTCATCTTCATTAGTAAAATTTGGTATTATAAGAGTAACATCTTTTGTTAAAAGTTCTTGTTGTATAATTTCATAAAATTTATTTTGAAATATAATCCAAATATTATTAACATATTGTAAATCAGCTGTTGGATCTGTCATGCTATTTAGTTTTTACTTTTTTAGATGCTAAACTATCTAAACTAGTTTCAATGTTAGATAATATCTGATTGGCCGTTAATGCTATTGTATTTGCAGGACCGTTTGGGATAGGGATTCCTGCAGGGAATAATTGATCAAGTTGTAAAACCATAGTAATACTTTTCAAAAGAGATGTTATTTGTCTTAAAGTAGTAATAGTTTTATTTCCTAATAATACAGGTTCTTCCGCATCTTTAGATCCTAATCTAATATCGGACCCATCAATATAAATTTGACTTGCTTCTAAATTTATACTTTTATTTGAAGATAATCCTACTGATTTTTGTCCACTTATTAAAATGCTATCTGTTTTAGCATTTAAAATAACTCTATTTGAATTAAGTATTATCTGTGGGGAAGAGAATAAAGCTGGTTTTTCTGGGGTATTGTTTTGGTCATAAGAAGAAAAATCTTCATTTGATATATTAAATGGTATTTTTTGATAAGATGTTAAATAAATTGAAGATAAATCTTTATTTAAATCCTCAGTAATAGGAATCCATCCTCTATCATCCTTTAATTTTTCAGGTTGGCCGTTTCTAATTATTAAAATGGGGTCACCATTATTACCTGTTTCAGACCAATTATTTTTATATTGACTTAATGATTTTGCAGTACTACCAAAACGAATACTTTGACCATATCTTCCTTCCATTAATGAATCACCCATAAAAGGTATTAATGGTTTTATATTTTCTTTTTCAACAAAAGTGTTTTGACTTATATTAGTTGGACTATTTAATTCAATAGTATTATCTATTCCATCATTTACTGGGGGTGTAGGAATTGTTGGGTTATTGTTTTTTATTCTTTTCTTTGCAACCTCATCAAATATATTAGGGTAAGCATCGTGATGTGGATGATTCCAAATTCCTAAAGGTTTTAAATAAAAATATGACTCACTACTAGTTTGTTTACCCATGTTTTTATTAGGTAAACTTATAAGTAAAACTATTTCATTTACTAAAGGATATGTTTTTAAATGAGAATCATATGGTAATGCATAGTTTTTAGTCCCTGTCCCTGATTGATTTACAAATTCATAATATATGGCTCCTATACCACTCCACTCTCCAACATTACTAAATTTTTCATGTTTTTCATCTAAAACTATATCAATTACACGAGCAGCAACTATCTTTCCTTTTAAATCCCCTATATGAGATTTTATATCAGAAAAATTTCCTCCACTACTATTATTAGTACTGTTAGTATGGGAAATTATTCCCGTCTTCATTCTTCCCATTATTCTTTAGGTTTGAATTTTTGTACTTCATTTAATAGTTGCTTTTTTTCTTCTTCAGTCATACCAAAACTATCATCTTCAGATTTACCAGAAGCTAAAGCACGTTGAACAATGGTAGCCATTTTAACTAACTGTTCATCATTTTTTATCCCTAGTTCCATATATTCCTTAAT